CTAAAGATGCTGCTGATTACACATTCTATAAGCAAATCCTCACTGGAGACTCCACAGATAATTACACTGGATGTCCTGGGATTGGTCCTAAAAAAGCTGAAGCACAACTTCAGAATCTTAAGACTGAAGTAGAACTGTGGAATGCAGTCAGAAACTGTTTCATTTCAAGAAAACTAAGTGACCAGTTTGCTATTACTCAAGCAAGAATGGCAAGGATTCTTAGAGATGGAGAGTACTCAAGTAATTACAATGAACCTATGTATTGGAATCCACCATTGGAGAGATAGGAAAATATGGCAGACTACAATAAAGATGAGGTAGAACGAATGGCTAAACGTAAAGCAGATGAGTTTAATAATCCTACTCACTACACCAACGGATTAGAGATTCAACCATTAGATTATATCATAGGTAATCAAATGGATTTCCTTGAAGGAAACATTATTAAATACGTTACTCGTTATCCACAGAAAGGTGGAATCAACGATCTTTATAAAGCAAGAGTTTATATTAACAAATTAATTGAAAGAGAAGAAAAGAATGCATGAACTACCTACACAGTACCAGCAGTACATCCACCTTTCACGATACTCAAGATGGGACTACGTTAAAAAACGTAGGGAAACGTGGGAGGAAACAGTAACGAGGTACTTTGATTTCTTTAAGGATCACCTTGAAAAGAAATGTAACTACTACGTTGAACCTAAAGTTTTAAAAGAATTAAAAACAGCAGTTCTAAAGCAAGAAATTATGCCATCGATGCGATGCTTGATGACCGCAGGACCAGCATTGGAAAAAGAAAACATTGCAGGGTATAATTGCTCGTACCTTCCTATTAACAATTTACGTTCTTTTGATGAAGTACTCTACGTACTAATGAACGGAACAGGAGTTGGCTTTAGTGTAGAAAGTAAATACACTGACCAACTTCCATTTGTTCCAGAAGAACTACATCAAACTGATACAGTCATTGATGTAAGAGACAGTAAATTAGGATGGGCAAAAGCATTCAGGGAACTGATTAGTTTACTCTATGCTGGATTAATTCCTACTTGGGATCTAAGTAAAATTAGGAAAGCAGGAGCACCACTCAAAACATTCGGAGGTAGAGCAAGTGGACCTGATCCCCTTAACAAACTATTTCTTTACACTTGTAAAATATTTGAAAATGCAAAAGGACGAAAACTCAGACCAATCGAATGCCACGACATTGTTTGCAAAACCGCAGAACTTGTGGTCGTGGGTGGTGTTCGCAGGAGTGCTCTTATTAGTCTTAGTGATCTTGGGGATGAGCAAATGCGACAAGCCAAAGCAGGAGCATGGTGGGAAGACTACGGACACAGAGCACTCGCTAATAACTCCGCAAACTATCACTCCTATCCAGACACTGGAACCTTCCTTAAAGAGTGGACTTCCCTTTACGAATCGAAATCTGGAGAGCGTGGCATATTCTCAAGCTTTAACTCCAGAAAACAAGTTGAACGATTCCAAGAACGAAGAGAATCTAGAGATGACTTCGGTACTAATCCATGTTCTGAAATAATCCTTCGGCCCAGAGAGTTCTGTAACTTATCAGAAGTTGTAATACGTGCGGAGGACAGTAAGAGTGACATTAAAAATAAAGTACGGTTGGCAACGATTCTTGGGACTTGGCAAAGTACTCTCACAAACTTCAGATATCTCACAAAAGAGTGGAAAGAAAACTGTGAAGAAGAAAGGTTACTAGGAGTTAGTCTTACTGGAATCATGGATAATGAATTCATGGCAGACTTTCTTAATGCTGAACTTCCAGAATTCCTAATGGAGTGCAGAGGTGAAGCTGAAGTAACTAATAAGTTCTGGGCTAATCAACTTAACATTAATCCTTCTGCAAGTATCACATGCATAAAACCTAGCGGTACTGTCTCACAATTATGTGATAGTGCTTCAGGAATACATGCCAGGCATTCTGACTATTACATTAGGACTGTAAGAACGGACATGAAAGATCCTTTATGTACTCTTATGGTTGACCAAGGAATACCTCATGAACCTGACGTTACTAAACCAGACAATACTATGGTTTTCTCCTTTCCAATTAAAGCTCCAGATGATAGTATCAAACGTAATGATCTAACTGCTATAGAGCAATTAGAACTTTGGTTGCTATATCAAGAATATTGGTGTGAACATAAACCAAGTATAACTATCTCAGTCAAAGAGCATGAATGGATAGAAGTAGGTGCTTGGGTTTACAACAACTTTCATAAAATCTCTGGTATTTCTTTCCTTCCTTATAGTGAACACATATACAAGCAAGCACCGTATCAAGAATGTACTTACGAGGAATACTCTGAACTTCAAAGTAAGATGCCTAAACTTGATTGGAAGGAGTTGCAAAAGTATGAGTCAAAAGACTATACTGAAGGTTCTCAAGAACTTGCCTGTGTTGGAAACTCTTGTGAGATAAACTAAAATGATCGGGATATACGGAATAACTCAAGAATTAGTTGATAAGTTAGATGCCCTATATCCCGATAAATTACCAAAAGATTCTATTACTATTGAAGAACTTACGTTCTTACAAGGACAACGAGTAGTGATAGATCAAATTAAACAACTATTTATAGAGAGCACTCAAGAAGGTGAAGTTAAAACTTTATTTTCTTAGTAATGAAAGGAATGGTGATCTAGATGTGTGATGCCAGTACATTAAATGCTATGTATGAAGGTGGAAAAGATTTTTCTGATGATGCTAAAGATAAAAATTACAACTTTAGTAAAATGTGGAATGAAGGTATGGGAGGTACTAATTGGCAAAATAGATTAGGAGGACAGTATGATGAAACATGGGGTGGTGGAAATTGGATGGATCAAATGGGAAGAAGAGAATTTAATGAAGCTTGGGGAAAAGGTAATTGGATGAGAAGATTAGGTATGGACCCAAGTGTTTTTGATCCCCAAGGTGGTTCTTCAGATTCCTCAAGTATTGGAAATATGACTACTATCTTTGATCAGACTACCGCAGGAGCAGGAGGAAAGAACAGAAAAGCTAAAATTGCTTCAAACCAAGGTACAAGCGTAGGTAAGAAAAAGTTAACCATCAAACCAAAGTATTCATAATGTGTAACGCACAAATGATAGCTCAACTTGGACGGTTTGGTGACTCAGAATTAGCCCACGTTAACCCTCAAGAAAAACGAATGCTAGAGTCTATGGGAGGTTCTGGGACTACGAACCCTATGACAGGACTAAAAGAGTACCATTGGTATCATAGGCATGACCCTATTAAAATTCCTACTCCTAAGATAGATCCTCCTCCACCTCCTGTTATAAAAATTGATCCTCCAAAACCAAAAATAATTGAGGATGCTCAAAATTTTATTGATAGAAATACTGATAGTCTTACTGATGGTTCTTTAGAAAAAGGTGCTAAAGACTTAATAACAGGAACTGATATACCTGGAGTTGGAGTTAGTATTGATGATCTTGAGGAAGTGTACCAAGGATCTACTATTGATCGACTTCTTGAAGGAGATATCACCTTAGATCAAGCATTGAAGATGCAATACGAAGGAGGAGAAGGACATCAAATTCTTGAGATGGGACAGTACATCTGGAATGAAATTGATAGGTTAAGAAAAGGTGAACAAACCGAAACTGAAAAATCAATAAACGTAGGTAAAGATACCGTAGAACAATACCTAGATGATGTGAAACAAACAGGGACAGACATGCAAGATCTTCTTAATACTTTAGGTGAAGTAGGAACAGAGGGTTTTGCAAACCTTATTGGTACTTGGGACAAAAATAGAAAGGCTACTTCTCAAGGTGGAATAACACCAGTTACCAGAGGTGGAGATGAATTAGTAGAAGAGGATTTAGCTACATTACAGTCCGATCCCAAGAGTCACCTAAGAAGAAAGAAAAGAGGTAAAAAACAATTCAGGATATCTGCTCCTGGTGTAAATGTTGGTGGAGGTGGATCTGGATTAAAAATAGCGTAATCCATGTACGAAAAAATACAACTAGACACAAACTACAATAGCGATAACGAAGGTTACGTTAAAGCTAGGTACACTCACTTATCTGCTTCTCGTGATGCTTTTCTTCAGAGAGCAAGGGAAGCATCTGCGATAACTATTCCTTCTCTTCTTCCACGAGAAGGTCACAATTCCCATGTTAACTTAGTAACTCCCTATCAGTCCGTAGGAGCAAGAGGTGTAAATAACCTTTCCGCTAAACTGCTTCTTACACTTCTCCCTCCTAACTCTCCTTTCTTTCGATTGATTATCGATGACCAAGAAATGCAAGAGCTTACCAAAGGATCTGATAAGGGAGTTATTGAGGAAGCACTGTCCAAGGTGGAACGTGCAGTTATGCAGGAGATAGAAGTAAAGGCTATACGTGTCCCTGTGTTTGAAGCTTTAAAACAACTGATAGTCACAGGAAACGTGCTTCTCTACATGCCTCCCAAGGGAGGACTAAGGGTATTTAAACTGGATAGGTACGTATGTAAACGAGACATGATGGGAAACATCCTAGAGATTATTACTCTAGAGTCCCTTGCATACAAATCACTCCCAGATAGTGCTAAAGAACTTCTCACAGAAAATGAAGGATCAACTGCGGATCTCCGTAATGTTGATCTTTATACTTGTGTCAAGCTTGAAAAAAACCGTTGGAAAGTACACCAAGAAATTGAAGGGATGGTTGTTCCTGGATCTGAGGGATCGTACCCAAAGAACAAGCTTGCATGGATACCATTAAGGTTCACTAGAATTGACGGTGAGGACTACGGAAGAGGGTATGTCGAAGAATACATCGGAGACTTACGTTCCCTTGAAGCTCTTACTAAAGCAATCGTTGAGGGTTCTGCTGCTGCCGCCAAGGTTTTATTTCTTGTCAGACCCAACGGAACCACGAGACTTAAGACACTCGCAGATTCACCTAATGGAGCAATCGTAACTGGAGATGCCAATGATGTAACTACACTACAGATTCAAAAAGCTACTGACTTCAGAATCGCAGAGTCTACTGCAAAGGTTCTCGAAGACAGACTCGCATACGCTTTCCTTCTGAACTCTGCAATCCAAAGGGATGCAGAACGTGTAACTGCGGAAGAAATCAGACTCATGAGCCAGGAATTAGAAGCATCCTTGGGTGGTATCTATTCCCTTCTCAGTCAGGAATTCCAGTTGCCTATGGTCAACCTAATGATGAACGCAATGCAGAAGGAAAAGAAACTACCTAAGTTTCCTGACGAATCCCTTAAACCTCTAATAGTAACAGGAGTCGAAGCACTTGGCAGAGGTCAAGATCTCAATAAACTAGCTAACTTCCTAAAACATCTACAACCTTTTGGACCTGAGATTCTCCAAAGAGAAATGAACGTCAGAGACTACATTGATAGATTAGGAGCATCCCTTGGAATAGACATGGATGGGCTAGTTAAGTCTGAAGAACAACTTCAACAAGAAGCACAACAAGCTCAACAAGCACAACAAGATGCAATGATGCAAGAAGGTATAAAGAATGTAGCTGAAAAAGCTGCACCTCAAATGATGATTGATGCTGCTCAACAACAACAAGGACAATAAATATGGTTGATAAAATTCAAGCCTTTGAACCTCCTGCACCTGAAAGTCAGGAACACGTAGATCAAATGATCCAAAAAGCTGATGAAGCTGAAGTAATCCCTAGTGAATCTATGGAATCCTCAAGACCAGAATGGTTACCTGAGAAATTCCAGAGTCCAGAGGACATGGCAAAAGCATACGGAGAACTTGAAAAACAATTCAGTAGCTCCAGACAACCACAGCAATCACAACCACAACAAGAGCAACAAGAACAACAACCATCTAGTGCTCAAGAATATGTAGAAAGTAAGGGATTAAACTTTGAAGCTATGTCTCAGGAGTTCTCCGAAAACGGACAACTAAGTGATGAGACTTATGCCCAATTAGAACAGTCAGGAATACCAAGACACATGACCGATAGTTGGATACAAGGTCAACAAGCTATCTCTGATAAAATGACTTCTGCTGCTTTTAATGCTGCTGGGGGAGAAGAAAACTTTAATACTTTAATTGAGTGGGCAAAAGTAAACCTTAGTGAACAAGAGATTAATGAGTACAACAAAGCTATTTCTGTAGCTGATCCAAGTACCATTAGATTTACTGTGGAAAGTCTTAAGTCAAGATATGAAAGTAAAAACGGACAACAGGCTAATCTACTTACTGGAGAAACAAGTAATAGAATGTCAGGAGATAGATATGAATCTGTTACACAATTAACAGATGCTATGAAAGATCCAAGGTATCAAACTGATCCTGCATTTAGAGAACAAGTGACAAATAAGTTGCAAAGATCTGATATAATGCAGTAATATTTAGGTTGATTTTTTTAACGGAGTAAGTATTGCCCTTTGCGGAGGATAACAAGTCACTGAAACTTAGAAGTAATCGCTAATATTTTTTATTTAATAATATATGCACTAAAGCATTTAATACATACATATAGCTATTCTAAGGAGAATTTAATATGGCTACATATACTGGAACAAGTCCTCTAGGAAACAGTAATGCGATTGATTATGTAGGTCACCGTACTGGTCAAAAGAACGCTACTGGTTCCTCAAGGCAATTATTTTTGAAATTGTACGCTGGAGAAGTGATGTCTGCGTTCCAAACAAAGAACATCATGATGCCTTACACACGTACACGCACGATTTCTAAAGGAAAAAGTGCTCAATTCATAATGACAGGTAAGTACCGTGATGCTGCCTATCATACTCCCGGACAAGAGATTGCCCCTGCTGCCAACGCAAAGAATTCTGAGCGTATTGTCACAGTAGATGATCTCTTAATTAACGCTCAGTTCATCCCCAATATCGATGAGGCGATGCAACATTACGATGTCAGATCCATCTATACCCAAGAAGCTGGATATGGACTTAGTAAAGTTGCTGACCAAAACATTTTGAGGATGGCAGTAAAAGCTGCATTAACCACAAACAAGCAACGTGCATCTAAGTTAGTCCAAGATTATCAAGGATGGGATGACGAAGATTTCACTGCTAATGTCACTTATGCTTCAGATTTAGCTAAATCTAAGAAATCTGCTTATATGGTAGAAGGATTGATTGAAGCTAAACGAATCCTTGAGATGGCAGGAGCACCTACGGATGATCTTGTCTGTATCATGGCTACAGATCAGTACTACAGATTGTTCATGACTAACCAAAACAGTGAAGCAATAACAAGCATGATTGCTTGGAATCGTGACATTGGTGGGTCTGGATCAATCGCAGGACTTGATCTTCCTACTATCGCAGGAATTCCAGTTGTAAGGACTCCTCATTTAGGAACTTATGCAGTTGGAGCTACTGGAGCATGGACTGATTCACTGTGGAGCACTGGAACAACCACTGGTCCTCAACCTTTAGGATCAGATCATTCTGATCGTGCTGCGGTTTATGATATCCCTGCTAACTACAATGGTGTAGTTAACGATGGTTCCAACACTGGTGCTGCTGGTGGTCTTGATGGAACTTCTACAGTAAACCTTAGAGGTGAAGCTGCAAAAGTACGTGCGATTGTCATGCACAAAGATGCAGTTGCAACCGTTAAGTTGATGGATCTCAGTGTTGAATCTGAGTATCAAATCCAACGACAAGGTACGTTGATCGTGAGCAAATATGCGATGGGTCATAACGTACTCAGGCCAGCTATGGCAGTAGCTCTTATGGCTCCTGCTTCATAATAACTGGTAACCTCTAACCAAGGGGAATCCTAGAGAAATCTAGGGTTCCCTTTTTTTTCATTTACTTACTATGGCAATGACTCCCACTACAGAACTAGATGCAGTTAATCAGATGCTTGTCTCTATTGGAGAAGCACCAGTTAACGTATTGGGTTCTGGATTGCAGGAAGCAGAAATTGCCCAAACAACTCTCACTAATATTAGCAGAGATGTTCAGTCACAAGGTTGGTACTTTAATACAGAGATAAGATATACATTAGCTAGAAATAGTGACAACGAAATTGTATTACCTAATAACTGTGTAAAAGTAGATAGAACTCAAGTTTACAGAGATTATGATACAGATGTAGTTGAAAGGAATAGGAAGTTATATGACAGGGTAACTAACTCCTATACTTTTGATAAAGACTTAGTAGTTAACATGGTAGTTCTTCTTGATTTTAATGAATTACCAGAGGTTGCTAGAAGATACATTACACTTAAAGCTGCAAGAGTATTCCAAGATCAAACTGTAGGTGCTCAAGAGTTACATGGGTATCAAATTAATGATGAACAGTTTGCTTATCTTGCACTTAGAGAAGCTGAATCAGAATCAATGGATTACAACGTCTTTGACAACTATGACACCTACAGAGTTCTAGACAGGACTATAAACAACACAGTTATAAATGAATTAACAACTTCATAAAAGATATGCCATTCGTATCATCCTCGATACCTAACTTAATCAATGGTGTATCTCAGCAAGCTCCAGAAGTTAGACTTCCTACACAAGCTGAAGTACAAGAGAACGGATTATCTTCTGTAGTCAACGGATTAGAGAAGAGACCTGGTACTGAACACATTAAGAAGTTGTCAGGAGTAACTGCTTCTAATGTCACCAATGCTTTTATCCATACTATTCAAAGGGATGACTCAGAGTCCTACTCATTAGTAATAGGAAAAGATCACTTAACTAAAACTATTTCAAGTATTGCTTATACAAGTGCTAGTACAACAACTGCAACTATTACTGGACATACTTTTGTTGCAGGGCAATCCATAGAAATTTCTGGTACTACTAATTTTAATGGAACAGTTGTTGTTTCGAGTGTAACAGATGTCAATACAGTAGTTTTTACTCAAACTGTAGCGAGTAACACTGCTACAGAAACAAGCGGAAATGCTGTTAGAAAAGATTCATTCCTTAAAGTTTATGATAGGAATGGGTTTTCTTATCCAATTGTTGATAAAGATAATACTACATTACTTAATAGTGACTTAACTTACTTTTCTTCAGTTACTAATCCTTCTACAGACATCACTGCTACTACTATTGCTGATAATACTTTCTTAGTAAATAAGAAGAAAGTAACGGCAATGGCTACTTCTGCTTCTAATGTTTCAGGACAGGATGAAACAGGAATCACGAGTCCTACTGGATCAGATGAATTAACCAGTACATATACCCATGAAGCACTGATATACGTTAAGCAGGGAGACTACAATTCCAAGTATGAAATCACGTTAAAAAAAGGAGGAAATACTTACAAAGTAAAATACCTTACTCCTTCAGCTACTCCTTCGCAAAACCAAACATACGTAGGCACTGATAAGATAGCAGAGGTACTTATGGATGGACAAAGTGCAGTAGAATACGATTCAACTGGAGGAACTGGAAATACAAACGGAGAAAATGGTGGAACTACACAGTGGGGAATATCTATTTCCCAAGCAACAGTATCAACTGATGCTAATTACCAAGCAAATACCAAGGTAGGCTTTGGTGGAGAACTTCCATCTGATGCTACTACAAGCGATGCTTCCGTTGTTTATAAAGACAAACTTACTAACTCAGCAATTACAAATGCAGGATTTAATTTTACAAGGAACGGCAATGTTATTCATGTTAGGTGCAATAGTGCTTTTGAGCTAACAAGCAGTGACAGTCACGGTGATCGTGATCTGTTTGCGTGGAATGACGATGTACTTAAATTTACTGATCTTCCTCCTAGAAATGTACCTAACAATTTTATCCTTAAGATCGTAGGAGATAACGCTAAAAACCAAGATGACTACTACGTAAAGTTTGAAGCTGATACTGGATCTATAGGTGATGGAGTATGGAAGGAATCACCGGGGAAGGGTCAAAGTATACATTTTGATATAACTACTATGCCCCATCGTTTAGTAAGGCTATTCGATGATGCAAACATTGATTCAACCAATAATCCCCAAGGAATTACTTTTGTTTATGAACCAGTTATCAGAAAAACAGACAACACCAGAACCGTTGGAGGAGTTTCCAATTATGTCTATGAAAGATATGGGTGGAATCCTCGTAGATGTGGTGATTCCATTAGCAACCCTACTCCTACTTTTCTTGGTCTTAGTATTGCCGATATATTTTTCCATAGGAATCGTCTTGGCTTCCTAAGTGATGAGAACGTAATTTTCAGTGAAGCAGGAAACTACTTTAATTTCTTTGCTACCACAGTACTAACAGTACCCGATACCAACCCCATCGATGTTGCCGTTAGTAACAACCAAGTTTCTTTTCTTAAACACGCTGTACCGTTCAATGAATCGCTTTTACTTTTTACAGACCTTCAACAATTCAAGCTTACTGCTGAACAAGCACTTACTCCCACAGATGTATCAATTGATGTCAGTACCCAGTTTGAAACGAACACATTATCTAAACCTGTGCCAGCAGGAAAATACGTTTTTTTCTCTTTCAAACGAGGTGAGTATTCTGGAGTTAGAGAGTATTTTGTAGATTTTACCAATGAGGTCAATGATGCTACCGAAATAACCTCACACGTACCTCAGTACATTCCAGGGGAAATCAAGAAGCTCATATCGTCTAGTAACGATGACATGCTTTTGTGTCTCTCTAATGACACTGCATCCAATAAGAACATCTACGTTTATAGGTATTTCTGGCAAGGAGAAGAAAAACTACAATCCAGTTGGAGTACATGGACATTTGATGCAGAAATCCTAGATGCTTCATTCCTTGGTTCATCTCTTTATATCCTTTTTAAAAGATCAGACGGTATCTACCTAGAGTCCATTAATCTATCCACAGATTCCGCAGTTGAAGTAATGGATGATAACACTCCAGTACTCTTGGATCGCAGGGTAAAGATCAAGTCAGGGACTTCCGTTGATACCGTAAGTGACATTGAGTACCAAGGATCTATGCCTAGTGACATTGTGTTTGTCACCAAGGATGCCGAAATCATAGCTCAGTCGCTTGTAGATTCCACGGTAGCAGGAGGGAGTACTGTATATGCAGGAATACCTTTTACGTTTAAATACGAGTTCTCAAAGATTCAATTCAGGCAAGATAATGTTGCAGTTACAAATGCAAAGCTACAACTAAGGAACATGAATATTATCTATTCTGATTCAGGATTTTTTAAATTTAAAATAAGCCATGAACCATTTACTCAGACTATTAACAACAATTCTGGAGGAACTACTACAATTACCCCTAGACCATCGAAAGAAAAGATCTTCAATGGTTACATCACAAACGTGTCCTCAGTAGGTAAGTACTCACTACTTTCTGGAACATTTAAAGGGGGAATAATGAGTAACACAGATAACGTAAAGATATCCCTAGAGAATGACCAGTACCTTCCTTGTGCATTTCAGAGTGCAGAATGGGAAGGAATGCTACACGTTAGATCGCAAAGGGTATGAAGTATTACTTAGGGTTATGTGACAATAGTACGGAGCAGGACTGTCATGATTTAGCTCCATTTATGAAAGAAGTCGATAAGCAGGAAGTCATGGCAAGTAGCGGTCATGATCCTCTTACTTCTCTTCTTAAATCAAGGGAATGTTCTGATGTATGTTATAGCATATTTTGGGAAAAAAATTTGATCGGGATGTGTGGAGTTGCATCTATTAACTCATACACAGGATCACCTTGGATGCTCGGAAGTGATGCCTTTGATAACTTTAAGAATAAACACAAGAAACACTTTTACAAAGCGTGTAAACAGTGGGTTATGGATATGAATAGTAAGTACCCATTATTGTGTAATTACGTAGACAAAAGGAACGATACTTCAATACAATGGTTAAGACATCTTGGTTTTAGTTTCACAAGATTAATAGAAAACTACGGATACGAAGGTAGACCGTTTTGGGAATTTGTAAGACTATAAAGAATTATGTGTAATCCTGCTGCAATAGCAATAACTTCTGTAGGCATAGGTTTAGTTGGTTCGTACTACCAAGCTAAAGCTCAAAAAGAACAAGCAGAAGAATATAACAGAAGAAAAGAAAGAGCAGATGCTAGGACAAAAGATCAGCTTTTGTTTTCCTATGGTGTAGGTGCTCAAGAAAAACAGAACTTAGAAAGAGCACACCAAAGGGATATCGATGTTGCAAACGCACAACAACTACAGAATCACATTAACAGTATAGAAGCTGAAGCATCTGAGAGGGTAGCATCAGAAAAACGTAGTGGACAATCTTCTGATCTTGTTTCTAGGAAAGTCCAAGGACAGTTCCTTAGAACTGATGATGCTATAAAAGAGGAGTTAGCAGTAAAAGAAGAAAACAAGCATTTTGCAGAGCAAAGTATTAAACAGAATATGAACACTGCAAGATTCCAAGCTATTCAACAAATAGAATCTACTCAGTTTATGAGTGGTCCAGATAGCATGTCTTACCTATTAGGTGCAGGAAATACAACATTAGGAGGAATAGAAACTTACTACAAAATGAAGAGTTATCAAAATCCAAGTGACAATAAAACAACTAAAAAGACTACATCTTCATCCCCAACTAATGTAGGGAATCCATTTGGGTATAAATAATTATGTCTGAACAACCAATATCCCAAAGTAGGCTTAATCCTCTATCACTATCTAGAGGTTTATCTGTATCTTCTCCTACTGTAAAACAAGATCCTAGTGCTCAACGGTCCCAAGCTATCGGTAAAGCACTGTCTCAGATGAGTACTGCATTTGCAGGAGCATTTGGTGCAAAGTTTAAATACGATCAAGCAGAAGAATTAAGGAAACGTGAAGAAGAAATAAAAGCAAAAAAGCGACAAGAAGATGAATTTAAGATCCAAGGAGAATCACTTGCACAACGGTACGGTAGGGAAGGACTATATGAAGCGTTAAAAGCAGGACAATACCATCCCAGAGTTGTCCATTTTGCTATGAGAAAAGGGCATGAACTTAGGATTGGCTATGAGAACCAAAGGCTAAAGACTCGTGCAGATGAAATAGCAACAAAAGAATGGGAAAATTACAAAGCCTATAGAAGTGCTTTAGGTCCAGAAGAACCAGGAATACCTTGGGAAACTTATTTTTCTATTAGAATTAATGCCGAAAGACAGAATAGTACTGCTGGAATAAGTGAAGAGTTTAGTGATGTAATCAACCTTCAACAAGGTATGAATGCACTACACATTGCTAGTGCAAAAGTTTACGTAGATGCAGAAGAAAACATTCATAAACAACGTCTTAGGCATAACATTGACACTGGCTTAGAAACCACTGGTTATCCTAAAAGTCATGCTGATTACATTCAATACAGAGAATCAAACCTTAATTTAAATCCCGATAAAAAAGGTACACCAATACGTGTACACAACATCACTCAGTATGATACAGAGTACCTAGATAACATCATGATAAGAGCAAACCGTCCTGGAATAACCTCAGATGACGAATTGTTTAGATCATTAGATTGGATTGATACTCCAGTAGCAGGGTTACCTAAGATATCCACGAGTAACCCTAAGTTCCAAGAAACCCGAAATCAACTATTTGATATTCAAGAATCTCTTAGGAAAGAAGAAGAAAGAGTAGCTAAATCTGATAAAGATATAGAAACAGATAAAATTAATAAAGCATTAAGAGAGGAAATTGTAGAAACTGAAGCAAGAATAATTTCTGGAGATTTTGAAGACTTAATGCTTTTAGGTGAAGAAACTTTTGGGAATGAAGAGTTTAGGATAAAGTTTGCCCAAACTAAAGAAGGTACTGATATTTTAGAAAGAGCAGAAGAAGATTATGAAAGAAGATTAAAAGAACTAGATAAACCAGCACCTTTTTTAAGTGAAGAAGAACAAAGAGCAGTTAAAGAAAGTGTAGCTAAAGTAGAGCAAATACTTTTAGAACATGCTGAAGGTACTGAAGGTTTCCCTACAAACGAAGCAAAACTTAAAGAAATATATAATAGTATCTTTAGGGATAAAGAGTTAAATCTTAAAGGTGAAAAAATTAATGTATGGAATATGTACAAAGATCTTGTAAAAGATCCATTTGATAAAATTCAAAAACAAAACGAAGAACAAAGAAAGAAGAATAAAGAAGAACGAGAAAAGAAAAGATATGAAAGTGGAATAATAGATTTTGATAGAAAAAGGACAAGCCTTGAATTATTTAAAGAGGATACAATTCCTGAAATTTCTAAAAAAATATCTGCATACGAAACTCTTCTATTAAACTTAACTGAAGGTGACGGTAGGCAAATACAATCTCACGCTATAAAAACCAATGATACTTGGCTTTATAGAATGGGGCCAAAAAACTACATGTCTCAAAAAAAACAAGTTGTAGATTCTTTAGTAAGTCTAAGGAATAAACTTGAAACCAAAAGAAAAGAAAAAGAAGAAAACACATTTAAAATTGAAAACGCTAATGTCACTGCAAAAGTTGAATCATTAGAACCTCTAGATACTGATGAAAACTTTGTAGAAAAAAAGAACGGTCTTAATGAATTATTAGAAGGTGAAGAACTTAACAAGCTTAAGCCTAGTGACCGAATAGTACAAATAGGAAAAATAGGTAAACACCTACAAAAAATAGCAAGTAGGGAACTTAAACTTAACCAAAGAAAAGAATACGATAAGCAATGGAATAAAATAGATGCTAATAGAAATAATGTATCTGAACTAGATAATATTATTAGTTCGCTAGGTAGTAATAAAAAACTAGGAGATAAAGCAGGTGAACTGAAACGGTTAGCAATTAAAACTAGGAATGCTCAACAAGAAGTAGATAAAAAAGAAAGACAAGCAGATAACTACTCTACACTTTCTAGCTTATGGCAGGGAGATACCATTGTAAACTTTGGTAAACTTCAGACATTCAGAGGTAAAGTTGCAGTAGCTGATATAGCAGAATCAAAACGTGCATCATTATTTCAAAAAATTGGAGAAAAAGAAGTACAGATATGGGAAAGGTATTTAAAAGGTGAAAAAGAAAGAATTAAAGGTATTCAAAAAAAGGATGAGAAAGAAAAAGAACAAGATAAATTAGATGAAGAAGCACGACAACAAGATCAATACTTTTCAATTAGAGAAGAAATTGTAGTAGATCAAAAGAATAGAAATAATTTAGCTTCTATTAAGAAAAGAGTAAATGCCTTTAGTGCAAAGCAACTTGATAAAAAGCATAAACAACCACTACTTACTCTTATTGAGGGTTTCCAAAAAAGCATAGACGAAAAAGCTGATGCTGATGCTGCTCCACAAAGACAGAAAACTTACTTTAAGACTCAGACTGACATGATTAGTTACATGGGTTTGTCTAATCTTGAAGAAGCTAGGAATAAACTTCAAAAAATGATTAATAATATTCCTAATCTTGATGTAGATAAAAAAGGTAAGTCAGGTCAACGAGAAAAATTGATGAACATGGCATCTCGATTTATGGGTGCTCTTAATAGTGCTATTGATTCTGATATAAGAAGTAACGATAGAAAAGGAGCACAAGCATCGGTACTAGAAAATGAAGTAACGAATGCAGAAAAAGCTATTCAAATAGTTGGTTCTATTAACAAAGGATTACAAGAAGAAGATCCTGACTTCAATGGGTTACTTGCTCAATTAGATGAAGAAGCAGATTTTTTATTCTTAGTAGGAGGAGATGAAGTAGGATCTAAAAGAAAAAGGATTCTTAGAGAATCTACATACGATAAACTACAGTCTCGTATTTTTGCTCGTAGACATGAGCTTAGTGAAGCAAAAAGCCAAAATAAAACTGATCCTTCTGTATACATTGAAATAGATGAAGCTATTGACTTAATAAATCAAAGTTCCAAAGTTGAAGAAGTGTCATTACTTGAGACAAAGATCAACACAAAGTTTGCTACAGATCTTACTCTTACTGAATCATCTCGTGACAAATTAATGCGAAGATTAAGAAGCAAACGTAAACCTATGTTTCCTATTTCAAAGGGAAGCATAGAACCAATAAATCGAGGAAGACAAAGAATTAGAAAGGCTTTTAAAATTGACCCAGATTTAATAAGTCCAAATTATGAAGAATCAATTTTTAAAGCTTTTGTTTCTGTAACAGAGGAATATGAAGATTGGATTCAAGATAGACTAGAAAATCCACAAGTATACCCTAAATTTTACAATGATCCACAATACAGAAGAGATCAAGTAGATTTAAAAATTAAAAAACTTCTTACTCAAAACGAAGATCCAGTTGTTCAAGATTGGATAAATGCTAAAAAAAGTGCATTATCATTTACAGAAGTAACGAGTGAAAGAATAAAAAAACCAGAAAAAAGCGACAACAAAACAAAAACTAATTCAGAACTTGCTGATGATTTTATTGGTCAAGGCTTTTTTAAGCCAAAAACTAACACTCAACCTGCATATAATCTTTTACCAGAATAGAATATGACTGATTTGGTTGAACAACCTATTGAAGAACCTACGGAAGAACCTTTAGTAGAAACAAAGCAAAACGAGGAAGATTTTAACAAACCTCGTAATACCGAAAGAATAGCTCCAGAAATTGATGAATCAGTGTCTGATGCTTTATTTAGGCAATTTGATACACAAACAGGAATGTTTAGCGAAGGTTCAGAACATCATGGTAAATCAGCTATGCAAATGCTTCCTATATGGATGGAAGTAAAAAATAAAACAGATGATCCAGAAATTGACAAACTTATCTATCTTTTTCAGAAACGTGCAGAATCAGACAAACCAGAAAAATCCATCGGAGAACTAATCAGTGATGGTGCATACGGTACAATCAAGAGTCTTTTTAATAGTACTATTGACACTGGAAGAACTCTTGTAGAAACAGTACCTGAAAGAGTTGTAGAAGGTCTTTATAACACCGTTAAGACTCCTATAAACAATGCTATAGAAACCATGTTGTTTACTGCTGGTATGAGTATAACCAAGGATGAAAATGGTTATGCAGTCAGTATTGCACCTATTGGTGAAACTATTCCTCCTAGTGACATAGATCAAGAATTCTTTGAAGATGCAGATGTAGGTTCAGGATATCAACCCAAAGGTCTAGGCACTCAACTCATGGCAGATGTTGGAGTAGGAACTGCTGAGTATCTCCTTGGTAGTGCTGCTCTTAAACAAGTGAAGTACTTTGATGATGCAGTAAGTGGTATCAAAACTTTAGCGAGTACTGCTGCTGGATCTACACTTATTGGTCAAGAAGAAAACCAAGTATTACCCCAGTTTAACAATCTTATCGCAGATGCAATGGTTGGCATGGGTGCATCTGAGGAATCCGTAGCAGGACTTAGGGTTGCCAAAAGTAGCAACGAATTTGAAAGACTTATCAGACAGGCATCTAACGGTTTATTTGAAGGAGTTATAGGAGAATCCTTTGCTAGATTTATCGTTAAATACGGTACAGAAGCTTTTAAATTCTTTGATGAGTACTTTGGTGTACTTAAAAGATCTGATGAGGAAAAAGAACTTCTCAGGTTTCAAATGAATAATCTTGAGAAAGGAGTAGGATCATTCTGGAAAAACGTAACAGATGAGTTTAAAGATCTTTATCCTAAGAAACCAGAGGATCGAGTAATACCTAAAAATGACACTCCTTTTACTAGATTAAAACAAGCCTTGGATGAAGTAGATCCTAAGTCAGAAGCAGGAGAAGAAGTACTTACTGAAAATATTCCTAAACCAAAGGCTATTAAAAAAGTAGATTTACCTAAAGAAACTACTCTTACCGATCAAGAAATACTTACTTATAAGTTTCCTCTTAAAATACAATCTAAGTTAACTGCTAATAGAGATATAGAGCAAGGAACTGTAGTTGAAGCAAGACCTACCATTGCAGATGGAGACAAATTAAAAAGAGAAAATGGAGAAAAATTAAATCTTATTACTGTTCATAAAGCTACTGGAGGTAAAAGTGTAGGAGGTGCTTTAGGTTATGACCGTGCGGTTACTCTTAAAAATGTAGAATTTAAGATTAATCAACAATCAAGATTTGAAATAGCTTCTGGACAAGAAGTAAAACATCCCATGATGACTGCAAGGGGAGAAATTCAACAAGTTGAACCTAAATTTAATGGAATAGAAGCTAATTTTAATCCTAAAAAAGATCACCTTCCTAGAGTAGTTGAAAATGGATTTGCCGTAAGATCCGCAGAAGAGGCAGTAGTTGTAGACCAAAGATTACTACTTAGAGGTAAGATTACTTATTGGGATGAAGCATCTGCACCTAAACCACTTAATCAAGCAGATGTAGAAGGAATTGAAGCAAATAGATTAGCTACTTTTACAAAAACTTATGAACAAAGAACAGACGGTAAGTGGTATAACAAAAAGACAGGAAAAGAAAAAAAGTACGTTCCTTTAGAATGGAGAGAAACTACTTCAGAAACTAAGTTTGCTCCTTCTGAAACACCTAAAAATACTGGGAAAAAAGGTGTAAAAAATAAAAAACCATTAAAAGAACTACCGTTTACTCCAAATGACTTAGGAAACTACTACAAACCTGGACAAGTTAATTTTGAGGATACTCCGTTAATTAACCTTAGAAATGTAGAGAGTTCCGATGAAATGAAGCAAGCATTAAATGATGCTGCTGCTATGTATGAAAATAAACTTGGTCCTTGGAAGAATGATAAATTAACAAATGACCAAGTAATTGTTGCTGCAGGACACGCACGAGCACATATAGAGCAGATGCTTGGGTCCGAAAATATAGATCCTTTTATTCTTAGCCTTGCCAATACAACTGAGGGTATGCCTGTGATGACTTTGGTTGTCAGGGATTACCTATTGGATATCACTGGTGGACTCCAAAGATTTGGTAAGAAGATCGATGATATGCACCTTGCTTATAAAAAAGGAGAAGGACCAGAGGTTCCTAAAGAAATGCAAGCAGAGTTTCTTAAAGAACAACTTAGGTTCCTTAACATGTCTCAGATTATTAGAGGAATCGGAAAAGACTTTGGTAGATCTCTTCAAGCCTACAACATAATGGCTAAAGAAGGTGCAGAAAGAGTTAAGCAGATTGAAGCTATGCTAATGGATGGAGCAGATAACAGTGCTCTTAATGTCCTAGAATTAGCAAGTATGATCGGATCTATGAAGCATCCTGAAGGGATCGCAAAAGTACTTGGTAGAAGTAAAGTAAAGAAAACTTTTGATGCTCTCCAGTACATAGCTATCAATGGATTCCTTAGTTCATTTACTGATGATGCCGTGAACCTCACTGCTAACATGGCATTCTACAAAATGACAATTCTTGAGGATTACATAATGGCATCCCAGAACACCCTTGAAAAAGCCATTGGGTTAAAAGGTGGAGGAATGACTTGGGATGAAGTACGTGCAGGAGATTTTGGGACATTACAAGCCTATTGGGAAATGTTCCAAAGTGACTACCGTTACCAAGGAAGAAGTCCTCTTGCTGCTGGTGTTAGAGCATTCAGGGATTTACCACAGAATCCAAAGCAAGCTCATGAAATGGTCAATGCATTTAATACAGATCAACAAGCATCTGAAAAATTCATGGGAATGGCATTATCAGATCAGTTCTCTGCATCTGGTTTTGGAATGGAGAATACTGGAAAACCTCTTAATCAAATAATTAGAGGACTAACAAATACCACAGGGTTTGCTATAGGAACCCCAGGACGAACCCTTCTTGCAGGAGATCAATTTTCAAGAGTCTTTTTCTACAGACGAGCACTCCACATGCTTGCGATGAATCGTGCAATAAAGTCAGGAGCAAAAGGACTTGAGAGATACACTGTGTATCGTGATTTAATTAAGAATCTCCCAGAAGACTTGGATTCTGCTGCCCAAGATATTGCACATGTGCATTTACTGCAAGAAGAGTTTAAGCCTGGTGGATTCATGGATAAATTTGAAAAATCTAGAAGATCCAAATTCAATGATATTGACCGTGGGTTTATGAAAAACCTCGGTGCAAACATGCTTACCTCCTACATCCAATCTAAAAATCCTTTTCTTAAAACTTTATTTAATGCATTTAAACAAGGTGTTTACGAAAGAGGACCAAGTGCATTTGTAAGAATGGGATTAAATCCTAAAAAAATGATTAATGATCCTAGATATCGTCAATTAATGATGGCACGAGGGTTAACTGGATCAACTTTATTAGCAATGGGATATGGAGCATACCAAGGATTAAACTTTGGTGAAGATGATGAAATAGAAATGCAATTGAAAACTGGAGGATTACATTCAACTTACTCTAGAGACTTTGTGTACCAATCAAGAAGACTTCCTCCTACTTTAGACTTTACAAATAAAACCACTGGAGAAACTACAACCTTTCCAATAGGTAGAGGAGATCCCTTTATCACCTTTGTTACTATAGGTGGTGCTATAGGTGAGTATCTTGAGCTAGAAAATCAAATTAACTCTATGCGAATGGAGGGGGATTCAGAGACTGCAAATATACTTGAAGAAGAAAACTACTACAGAATTTATTGGACCCTTGGATCTCTTGCTCTTGATAAATCAATGATGAAAGGAATAAGAGATACTTTTGAAGCTCTTAATCCTATGGGGCCAGGGTTTGATCCTAGTAAAGAAGTAGCAAACTATGTTGGTTATTTAAACCCTGCTCAGAGTGCTTTTTCAAGTATGAGAAGGAATGTACAAAAGGCTACTTCAGATAACATTACTTTAAAGGATATTCCTAAGTACACCTTGGTACAAGGAGCAGATAATGCCACCAGTTACGTAGGTGCTAGAGCATTTATGCCAAACCTTACTGATGAGCAAATTAAAAAAATAAGTTTTGGCTTAAGAGTTTGGGAAAACTTAAAGATGGATTTTGCTCAGAAAAATATTTTTAGTCAAGATCCACAAACAGGAATAATTAAGCCATTAGCAGGAGCAACTGCGGTGTTAGATATGGAAGGTAATGTGGCTCGATTACATGATGTTGCAGAACCTCTTCATAAAAAACTCTTAAAACAAATGTTCATACCTTGGCATTCCAGAAAAGTAAAAGAGTCAACTACAGATTTTTTAACGTATAATCTCAAGATTCCTTTTAAACATCCTAAAAGATGGAAAAACAAAATAGTAGGTGGATATAAAATTCCACTTAACTATAAACAAAGGTATGAATGGGCAGTAGAATTTGGTAAGCTAAATCGCAAAACAATTGGCGATGTTCCAATTTACAAGGACTTAGCTAATCAATGGAAAAAGAAGCAAAAACCAGATCCAATATTAATCGAATCGTTTCACAAAAGAATCCATAAGCAATTAAATGATAATAAAGACGATGCTTTTAAACTCATGGCTGCAAATTACCCAGACCTTCTCCTTAAAGTTAAAGAAAAAGAAAAAGCAGGAGGAAAGCAAAAAGAAAAAGGATTCGTAAAGAAACTTAAAGAAGCATTATAACCCATGCCAACACCAGCACAAACAGGACCGTTTAGTTACGATGAGTACACCTTTTCTAGCTCAAGTAACAATAGAACCCTGACAATCAATAAATCTGCATACGATACATCAGTAGGAGAAATACTTGAAGTCTACGTAGCAGGGACTCTCCTTGATTCAACCAGTGCTACCGCAGGGTATCCTCAATACACAGTTAATACTGGTCAAACTCAGGTAACAATTAATGGAAGTGTATCTATTGCAGACGGTGCAAGGATACTCCTACAACGTGTATCCAATCGAACCACTAAGACAGTAGATTTTCAACCTGGATCTGTAATTAGAGAAGCAGATCTTGACGGTGCTAATAACCAGATATTCCGTATTGCCCAAGAAGCAATTGATACTGCTAGAGATGCAATGCCCAAGACTCCATCGGGAGACTTTGATGCATCTAATAACAAATTGATTAACCTTGGTTACCCCAGTGCTTCTACAGATGGAGCAAGTAAAGCATACGTTGATGCAGTAGCTTCAGGAACAGGACAGAACTTAGTTTCAGATACTGGTACTTATACTCTTACTAATAAAACAATAGATGTAGATAACAATACTGTAACTAACATTGAGGTAGATAACCTTAAATCTGGAGTACTTGATACTGATCTTAGTAATGGAACTGCTGGTACGGATACTACCCTTGCATCAGCTAAAGCAATTAAAACTTATGTTGATGCTCAAGTAGATACTAAAGACCAACTATCAGAACTAGATGATATTACAATTACAAGTTTAGCTGATAATCATGTTTTGTCTTATCATAATTCAAGTAGTAAATGGAAAAACCAAACGCCAGCAGATGCAGGATTAGCAACTACTGAGGCTGCAAATTCAAGTGCAATTGTGATGGCAATAGCTTTAGGATAATTATGTCAAAATTTGTAAATATTATTAAAAGTGGTGTAGGTACTGGCAATATAATAGATGCTCAAAGTGACGCTGCAAAAATAGGAGATCTTTCGGCAATATCTACTGATAAAGGTCACGTACTTATCGGTCTTAATATAGCTAATACTCATGCTACTGAAAATGTCACTGTAGATGTGGCAATAGCTAATAATACTGGTACTCCTCATACAATAGCAGGGTATATCGGAAAGAATGTAGTTGTACCTCCAGGATCTAATGTTGAGCTTGTTGATGGAAAGATTGTTCTTGATACAAGTACCCAACAATTAAGAGCTAAAAAAGGATCAAACGGTTCCGCAGATATTATTGTTTCAGTATTGGAGAATGCATAAATGAAAAGGCAAGGTTCAGGTATTAATACTGGTAACTATACACCAGTACAAATTGATAGTTCAGGACTCACAGGATACGAAGCAAATAACCAAGGTATCCTGAGAAACCCTTCTACCATTACATCAGACATTGAAATTAAGGCAAACGAGAACGCTTGTCTCGTAGGTCCAATCACAATTTCTGGAACCTTAACAGTCTCAGGTCAATTACAGGTTATCTAATGGCAATACACTTAACACCCGAAGCAAATCCTACAGTACAAGAAGGAACGCTATACGTTGATAGTGCTACTGGTGAGTTCAATGTTGCTGGTAGAACGACACCGCACATCATTCCTGGGGTTCTGTATCCTGCGGTTTCTGGTAATGACTTATCTGGTACTGCATTAGGTGGATCATACGTTTACGGAACGGCACACACAGACGGACGAAAATACTATTACACCGATATCAAAGGCAGTAAACCCATCAAAGATCCACGAATCGGTGGTCATTTTGGGAGTCAGAGGCACAAGTTTAAAAACCTACAGTTGCTTGAGCAGGAAACTGCTACGCACGGAAGTAATGTCTATTCTATCGATGGTAGGGAGTGGGCAAGAGCAGTAGATGTAACGTCTGGTGCGGTAGTTACGTCATACGATTCAATAGGAAACATGGTTGTTGTCAACACTGATAAAGAGGGATGGATTGAGGTAGTCGGTTATTTTAATGCTGTAAATTTAATTATGCGGACTTATACAACAAGAAAAAGCATAACTCCGTATGTAAATGGTGTTGCAGGTTCTACACAAAATCCTTCCGAAACATCAG